ATGACTGAAAATCAGATGGATAAAACCGATCCCACTGATGAGGCAGGTTTCGACTTCCATGCAATCATAACTGTCTATCGCCACCGGAAGCTCAGCCCCTTCAGGAGAGACGGTTAGGAATTCCACAAATTTCAAAAAGGAAGCAAAAACCTTTAATTGTATTTCCCAAAGCCCTTAATGGACCTAATCAAGGCTTGGGAACATCCTTGATCGTGCCGATAACATGGCTGATGCCACCATTCTCATCAGCGAGCGGCAAGTCGATCGATTCAAATGCAACATGCCCCTTGCCCAGATGCAGTAAACTGCCGCGGCAACGATGTGGATGGCCGGTTTGCACAATCATTTCCAGATATTCCGCAAGGGCCGCAAAGACCGCAACCCCATCATCAATGCTGAACACCAGATCGTCCGGCCGCTCGCCTGTGAGAATCTGTACCTGCTCACCATGCAACCGATATTGAAAGACGCCCGGCGCAAGCCTCTGATAAAGATAAATATATTCTGCAATCGGGATGTGATCGAGAATATCGAAATCGGATCGGGTCGGCAGAGCCGGTTGGTAGCCATGCCACCAGGTGAACAGACGTTTATTGATGGCCGAAGCAAAAACAGCATCACCATCGAGCCGCTCTCTCTCCAGCTCTCCGAAATCCGGTTTATCCATTCAATCCTTCCGGCACAGTCACCCACCCAACCTGAATAGCAGACTAACCTCTTTTACATAAACTGGAAAGAGTAGCACGACCGGCATCACAAGCCGTCTTGCAGGAAAGCGTGAAACAATGGCCAATTCCCGGGCCACTGGAACGAATAGCTATGATCGCCAACACTATTCGGATCATCCCCTTGCAGAGACCATCCATAATGATCCTTGTACCAGGCTTGGTTCTCGGGATCATCCAGCACAACCTGCCGGACGTTACCTGGATATTTTGCGATGCCTGTACCGACCGTTGCCTCGCGTCCCAGTGCCGGACCGAACCAGGCACCGGCAAGGGATAAAACATGGTCAGTTTTGACGGCGACATTCAAAAATTCGACACCGGGATTGGACTCCATTACCGCCAGGGCCTCTTTTTGGTGAACCGCGCCATTGCACAGTATGACCCTGCAAAAAAGCCCTGGCGTAAATTCCAGGGCTTTCATAACGACCCGACTGCCGAGGCTGTGGGCAAAGACCGGATGCCCCGGCGGCATCCGGCTCAGCCTTTTGGCCGCCGCAACAGACAAATCCCCATAGGCCCATTTATAGGTGTCCCAATATCCCGCCCGCCAGGCCCGCAGGACATCCCGGAACTGCCGCCCGCTATACCAGGGGAACGGAATGACCGGCCGGCCGGAAAAAGCGCCGGTCTGCCAGAGATAAAAATGCCCGTCCGGAATACGCGACGGGCTATGATGGGGATCATCAGGATCATGGTTATATCCGGGTACAAGAATCAATGCATCAGTCACGCTTCCCTCCGCCGGCATCATGTCTTTCCTTACCGATTTTGATCAGCCACCACCAGATGGCCAGACAGGCAGAGATCACCCCCAACAGCGCCGCAAACAAATTCATGCCCTGTGTCACCGCTTCATAGGTCAGCCAGCCACCGCCACTGACGGTGCTGACGGCCATGCCGTTTTCCGTCACCTTATGCACGATATTCTCTTTCATTGCGGCCACCTGTGATCACTCTCCAGCACAATGTCCCGCATTTGCGGGATATTCGCCGCCGCAATCTCTGCTTCGATCAAATCAGATGCCGCCCGGATCGGGGCAACCCGGTTCCAGATCGCTTCTCCCGCATCCCATTCTGCCTGTTCCTCCGGCGACAAGCTCCCTTTCATGGCCAGTTGAGCCGCTCTTGCCGTCAGATTGATTTGTTTCCAAATTGGGATGATGGCCAGGATCTTCGCCTGAGCGATCGCCTTAACCGTTTTCGTCAATTCCGCCCGGATTTCCTCAACCGGCCTGTCGGCAGCTGTTTGCGTGATCTCACAAATCTCTCCCGATATCTGGATTGATAGCCCACCCGGTCGCTGGGTGCGGCGATCATAGGGGGGTGTTTTGCGAATAACCCGGCGGATCATATATGCTTGCGCATCCTGTTGCCCATGGTATTCGAACGGCAGTTTGGGCAGGCCCGAGACAACATTGCCGCCCGGCAGTTCCAGACGCTGGCCATGACTGACCGGTCGCGGGCCGGATACAATCCGGTCCCCCTGTGTAATGACGATTTCCATTTATGTCTCCAATCAGGATGTCACGATTGTTGAAACAGGCACAGGCCCGGCCAAAGCGGGCGGGATATTCGCGCCACCGGGCGGTCCAGTCAGGAAGACGATATCCAGATAATCCGAGCTGGTATTGCCGTTATGCGCGCCGGAAGTGCCTTTGAGATAAGCCCCGGTCGTGTGCGGATAATGCTCGCTGGTCGCCAACGCTGTTACCGCTTCCGTCGTGTTGGGTTCCACCTTGTTGACCCATTTCCCGTCCGGGTTCATGGCATCGGTCCACATATGCCAATCAAAGGAAAAATTGGTTCCCTTGATGATCTCCACCAGCGGTCGCCCGCCCTTATAGGCGAATTGCGGCACCCCGGCCCCGGTGCGGGCGCGGATATCCAACAGCCCCGGAACATTCGGCATGACGATCATGAGATAATCGACCCCGGCCTGATTGAGCGGCGCAAAGATCTCGACCGCCTCCACTGTGGGCGCTTGGCCGCCATGGATATTCAGCCCGTCCGTGAACAAACCGTTGGGCAGATCCAACGCCAGATAATGGCCCGCCGCCAGGGACATGCCGATATTGTTGGTCCAGCAATACCAGCTGCCAATGCCGTTGCGCGGCTTCACGATCACCAGGGCCGGGATATCACCCAGAGGATGATGAACCGTCTGGCTGGCCGCGCCGTCACCGGTGTAGGTCACCGCCTGGCAAACCGGCCCGAATTTCAGGGCCAGGAAATGATGCGTCACCCCGTTGGCATTCAGATAGCCCCCGGCATGGGTGAGCGTAAAACCATCCGCATCAAAGGAAACAAGCTCTCCATGGGTCGTTTCCGCCGCTGTTGAAGAGCTGTCCAATTCCTTGCCCGGCCCGCGCAGGCTGTCCACCACCTGCCAGGATGAGGATGGCTGATCTTTCTTGATGAACAATAGCCCCGGAGGAAACCCCAGTCCTGTCACCTGCAAGTTGGTTCCATTGCCATCATAGCTCCCCTGGGCAATCTGCCCTTTTGGCAGCAGGCCCACTTTCGGCATATGCGCCGTGCAAAGGGCCTTGAAACCCTTAGGGACCGGGGCGGCCCAGTCAGCCTCTGTGAAAGCAAAGGTCACATCGCTGGCCGCATTGCGCATTTCCAGGAAGGGCTTGAAACGGCCGCCCGGCGTGAAGCTTGAGCCGGGATTGGCCCCTGTCACAGGATCACCGCCTCCCCACCAGGTCACCGCACCGCCGGTAATTGTCCCGTACCAGATATTGCCGACATCAAGATCAATCGCGACCGCCAGGCTGTTACCGCCGCCAACAGAGCTTTCCGACTGGCTGGCCCCCGCCCCGCCATCCTCACGGTATTGATTATTTATACCCGTCGGCATGGCGTAAACGCCGGACCCCGCCCGAAATGCCTCGGAACTGGCGGTTGGTTTAACCCGGCCAACATCCGCCCAGCCGACATATTCCGCATGGGCCGATGAATGGACCGTCACCGTGTAAAAATACCGGCCTGTGCTGACTGCAAGAGACCCTAAGACAAAATGGTCCGAGCTACCGGAAACCGTGGCCCGAAGGTTCCCCGCGCTAAAATCATGAAGGCTGGTGGCCGGGTTCAAAACCGGGCGGTTATTGCTGGGCGAATCCTGGCTTGAGGTGATCGCGCCGGACTTAGCCCAATCGCTCGGCGGGCTGGCCGGGTCCAGGACATAGGCACCGCGCCCGCCATCAAGCGCCCCCACATTGCCGGCCACAAACCACCCGGTTTTCGGGTCAACCGAACCAAAAGCCTCCGGTCCTAGAGACTGGCCGGAAACATAATGGAAATCGGCCATATACCCGGACCAGGGCTGGTATGGGGTATTGTTCAAGGCCCCGATATAGTGGGCGTCATCCCCCCCGATATACATCAAGGCATCCTGGGCCGGGTAAGTCGCGGCTGAAAAACCGGTCAGTTGGATCCCGTTTACATACATCCGGATCCGGTCCGCCTCTGTGGCCTGGGTGGTATCCACCCGCACCACCAGGTGAAACCATGAGGTTGGATCGGTCAAGCCGATGGGGGCCTGCAAGGATTGCGCCGGAGAATTGCCGACCCGGTTCTGGTAGTAAAGATCCCCCGTAGGAGCGTTGATGTAGATGCCAGCCCTATCATTAAAGCCATTGACCGTGCGGGCGAATACATACTCACTCCCGCTCAGATTTCCCAGTTTCAGCCAGGCGGCCACCGTCCAGGTCTTGTGATCATTCGACGTGCCGCCCGTCAGGCTCTTGCTCAGATAGCCGGTGGCCCCGTCGAACAGGCCGGACCGGTTATAAAGGTTATGGCTAAAACCGTTGTCCCCCATACCAACGGGATAATGTCTAATCAGGCTCATGCCCCCAATTCCTTGATATAGCCCCAGGTCACCATCACACCCGCATCATCCTTGACCGAATAGGCCACTAGGTGATGGCGTGCGTTCGCCGCGTTGTTGTAGTCTCCTTCCAGAGAATGGGTGAAGGTGCTGCTGTCGATTGTGTAACCGCCGGTACCGTCATTGGTGAACAGCAGCTCCGTGATTCCTTCATGCACAAGATCAGGAGTGATCGACAGGTTTTGTGTGATCGTCAGAGTCTGTAACCCATTGACGCTGTGATCGATCATAAAACTAGCATTACTGTCTCCATTCTTCTTCGGGGCCAGGATCACCCCGCTGGTAAGACCACCGGAAAACAAGTTGGCAACCGCCGCTTCCTTGTCCGGCAAATCCGCAAGGTTCTGTGTCTTATCCAGAGGGTTGTTTACCGATGACGCCGCAGCCACCGCCTCCGCCGCCGCTGCGTGCGCTGCATTGGCGGTATCGGCAAATCCCGTGCTGGCCACCAGCTTTCCCGCCGCATCATAGCCGATCAGGGCTTCTTCCCCCGGTGGTTCCGGTATGGTTAATGCATCACCGGAATAAGTTTCAGGCAGGCGCACGGCTTTCTCGATCTGCTTCCAATTGGCCTGATGCAGCATCAGCAATCGATCAGCCAGCCGCTCAACCGTTTCGGGCGGCAGGTTGTTGGCATTGACCAGCCGCGTCAGCTGGGTCTTTGCCGGCCAACGGATGATATGCAGCTCTTGCCCTGCCGCCAGTGGTGACGACAGGGTCAGGCTGCCGCCATCCGCCACGCCATCGCCGGTGACCGACTGCGGCACCTCGGTCGTTTCCGTGCCGTCATCCAGCCGCCGGACAATTTTCAAATCGGCCTTGTCCAGAAAATAGAACGGGATGGCAAAGCTCACACTCTCGCCATCGCCGTGATAGACCTGGGTCGAGTTTTCGGTTTCAACAGTCATGACACCTCGCAAAAGAAAAGGCAGCTGAAAGGCCGCCTCAAAATAAAAAGCGGCACTGGGCCGCCTGGTTCGGTTGATTTCGAAATAAGAACAATACAAGAACAACTATTGACAAGTCGTTTTGCCACCCGTTATGTTGGCCTTGAGATCATGTCGATGGTTGGAAAGTCCGGATACACGGATGCCGCTGCCACCGGGGTGTTTTGCACCTGCCGTATGAGGACCCGCGGCCCCTCAGGCATGGTCTCACTTCAACGACAGAAGGTCCGCCAGGATCTCTCGCAGTTTTTCCCTTGCCTGACGTAATGTTCTAAACGGGCTTTTGTGGATGCTGGCTATTTCATAGCCCTCCTTGGTTTTGGCCACTTCAATAACAATGACCGCACTTTTCCTATCTTTGCTTTTACTGCCCGGGCGCTTGGATATCTCCTTGGCCAGCAAAACCTTGCTATTATTTTGATGATCGGGCAGCAACTCGTCCGCCCCTTTCAGCAACTCCGGCAGATAATGCAGGATCCGGTCCGCATCTGGACCGTTTTTCCGATAAAGCTTATCAATCACTTCATTGGACACAACCATCCGGGCGCTGTTCACTGAATCAAATTCCGGCCTTAACAAGGCCGCATGTGAACGGACTTCATCCGGCAGTGGCGGAAGTTCAAACAGGAATCTCGGTATATCGACATATCCGTCAGAATTCTTTGTCAGCCTCTCAACATAAGGAACAATCTGGTCGCTTGGAAGGACTGCCCCTTCCTTCACGACCTGCCTGTCGAAAACGGCATCTGCACCTGCGTTCAGGACATCTCCAAAACGGGAGATTTGTTCCGTGTCCTGAACATCCAGGATCTGACGCCCATCAGCAGAAAACTGCGCCTGTTCCAGGGCATCGGCAATCTGTTCAAGCTTTTCATCCGCAGCATCCTCTAAGGCTGCCGAACGGTCCGTTTCCTCAAACCGGCCATCTTCCGTTGAAGTTCTTCGCTTTAGCGAACGCATCTGCCTGAATGCTCGCATCAGGCCTTCGGTGATCAGGCCAAAACCAGCGCCAACCAAGGCATTTTTCAAGCGGTTCTCCGCCATCGGGTCGTCCGGGTCCGCCGCCAGGAAGTCAGTCACCGGAGAATCCAAGGTGGGATATGCCTCGACCAAAGCATTGACCGGGTTTTCCAGGGGATCAAATGCGGTCGCCTCTGACAGCATCCCCGCCGCGCCAGCTTCCAGCAGGCCGCCAGAGCCTCCCGCCATTGCCAGGGCTTTGCGCGCCGCTCCGTAACCCGCAAGGAATTGGACAGCTGCCCCCACCAGCTTACCGGTGCCGGTTTCCGGTTCTTCCCCTTGCGGAATGGCCTCTATCACTTCGGCATAGCGCTGTTTCATCTGCTCACGATAGGCGGGCAAATCCTCTTCACGAATGCCTTGCAAACGGGCCCAATAGTCACTGCCACGGGTATCCTCGACACCCATTTTCTCGCCCAGCCAATCGCTAAGATCATTGATGCTGTGCAGCATTTGCTTCCCGGCTTCGGGAATGGAATGGGTGATCAGCCGAAGCGGATCTTCGGAGGTAAAAAACTGCGCGATATCAGCACCGATCCGGGCCATGATGGACGGGCCTTCGGCGTCATCCGGCCCGGCACCGTTACCGCTCCACACCGCCAGCATCTCGCGTGTGCCCATGTCACGGGCAAGCTCTGCATCGCCTGTCTTCAGATACCAGTTGGCATAACTCCGGTTGAAATCATCGGAAAGATATTGCGCAAAGCGCATGGGCTGGCGGTGGCGCTCGAAAATTTTTGACAAGGCTCTGCCTGACCATTCCTGCAATGTTGGCTGCATGGCCTGTAACTGTTCCTGCCTTGCCTTCAGCTCCCCCTCGTCAGGCCTGGTGGTGGCGCGAAGCCGCAAAACATCCTCTTCCGAGAAACTCTCCTGGAAACTTTCCTGCCTTGCGAGCACCGCCAGGGCATATTCTTCGTCGCTCAACTCCAATTGACCCAGTTGGCCTTCCGCCTCCAGCGTTTCAATCCAGTCCATGGCATAGAGGATTTCACTGCCCCGTCTACCGGACAGCGCCTTGCGCACGCGCATCGCCGCCTGGCGCGGCAAAATGCCGGTTTCGTCAAAAAGATCGATGGCTAGATCTGTTTCCGCCAGTTCCATGCCGAACCGGCCCCTGCGTGCCTCCAGCCACTCACCATAAACTTGATCCACGGCGCGCCGGTCTTCCGGTTTTTCCACCGACAGGGTGTTTTCGGCCCCTTCCAGCACGGAAAATACCCGTGCCCTGGCCTTTGCCTTGGCCTGTAAAGCCGGTTCCCGGCGGTCCAACTTGGCATGAACCCGGCTTGCGGCCGCTTCGGACACCTTCCCGCTTGCCACCCCTTCATCCACCACCGCGCGTAATTCCGCCGCTTCTTCCGGCGTGGAAATATGACGCGTCGCCTGGCGCAGGGCATGGCCGTTCTGGACTTGTTTGACAGCACCGAACCGGTCCCGGCCAGCCTCGATCTTGTCCGCCTGGGCCGCCCGTTCCTGTTCACTAAAAAGTGCCGGAACCAGCCCCTTTTCATCCGGATCGCGAAACAGGCTTGCAGCCTGCTCAAAATCGCCCGTGCCGATCAGATGGTTCCGGTATGCCATCAGGAACCGTCGGCCGATCATCCGCTTTGTTTGCTCCAGATTGCCCGGGTCTACCGCGGGTTCCAGGCGATTGAGCATCCGGACCGCCCCGGCCAGGCCATCATCGGGGCCCAGGTCGCCCGACTGGATCGCCGATGCCATACCGGACAGCTCCTTGGACAGCTGGCGCAGGGTTTGGTTTCGGATTTCCTCCTCACGCGCCTTGCCCATCATCAGACCCGTGGTCTCAATCGCCTCATCTGTTTCCTCGAGAAAGGCCTCCCGTTCTTCCGCACGGTAAAACTCAATCCCCTCCAACAGGCGATCACGTTCATTCTCCAGGTCCTGCATCAGCAGGCGCTGCTTTTCTTCTTCACCAATTGCCGAAACACCGCTGCCCCCTTCTTGACCAGCTTCCGCCAGGCGGGCACCGGCATATTCATGGAAGGATTGCAGCGCCTCCATCTGGCGGTTCTTCAGATCCAGCAAATGCGCCTGCTGGATAAACGGTGCAGCCCGGCCAAAGGTTTCGCCCAGGTTATGCACCGACTTGGCAATGAAGCCGCTGCCGTCACTGCCCAGATCCATACCCGGCATGCGAAATGCCCGGTTGCTGTCCGGTATATTGCCCATGTCATTCCTTTCCCGGGATCAATCTGTGGGATCCCATTCAAATGTCTTGTAATAATCAAAGGCCCCGCCCAGCAGGGATCCCGCCGCATTGATGCCGCCACCTATGGCTGCTGACCGGCCCCGGCGGCGCGCCATCCCGGCCCGCATCTCCCCCATGGACAAGATGTCGTCGATATCCTGCTGGCCATAGCGCTCGGTCTCGTCGATCAGAAGCCCCGGCGACCCCTCCAGATCAATGCCCTGGGCCGCGAAACTGGCCCGTTGCAGGCCGATCCTGCGCCGCAGGTCCCGGCGGCGGTTCTCTGCCTCCTGACCTGCGGCCTTGCGCTCATAACTGGCCTGCCGTTTGGCCGCCTTGCGGCTGGCCCGGGCCTGATAGATCGACGCGCCCGCCTGCAGGGCGGTGGCGCCGACACTCAGCAATTTGGCGATATCGCCCCAGCTCATTGTCTAAACTCCCATTTCCGGAATGATTGCTCGGATCGTGCAGGGCAGCGGTTCGCGCGCGGCGATCTCCACCCGGGGCACCAGGTCATGGCCGCTGGGAAATTTGACTTTCACCAGCGCGCTGTAGAGCGGCTCCGCCGCCCCAAACGGCAGTTCTGATGGCCGCAGCGGCTTGCGCTCGCGCCCCTTACCTTCCACACCGACCTCGATCGCCCCGCTTTCAAACAGATCCACCGTGACCGAAACCGGCCGTTTCAGATCGCCTTTGCTGGCCCCTTCCCTGGTCTGGTAAAGCGGCTCCAGCGGCACCACCCGCGCCGGCGCCGGAAGGCCTACCTGGATGGTCGATGCTGTGGCCCCATTGGGCAGGGTCACCGAACCGTCTTCGGCCACCGTCACCCTTGGCAGGACCGCGCCATCCGCCAGGATATCCACCTGCTCCCCCGCCAGATGCCCGAACCCGGTGACCTGGCCGGTGCTCTCGCCCTGATAGCTGCCACCCGCATCAACAAAAAACGCATCCGCCCTTGTCTGGTTTTCAGAGGTGCGAAACAGCGGGTCGAGCCGTTCGATGAAACGCCGCGCCTCACCGTTGATTTTGCGGCGTACCGCCAGGTAAAGCGCTCGGCGCTGGCCTTCAAAGACACAGGCAATGCTCTCCACTTCGGCCCAATCCTGATCCATGCCGCGCCCGCCGATCAGATGCCGGTGATAGGCCAATACCTGTTCATGGGGCTCATAGGTAACACCGACCAATTGCCCGTCATCGCGCAGCATCCACAAAACCGCATCCGGCTCATCGGCAAAGGCCATTTCGCGGATGCCGGGACCTGTCACATGTTCCGAGGCCCGGGAGATCGGCGGACTCAGCCAGCCCTCTTTTTCAAAGGTGAAGCGGGTCTCGTGCAACTGTTTGCGATTGCGCGATAAAAACAGCACCGCATCGCCCGCCTTGACCGGCCGGACCGGGGCGGATCCTTCCTTGGTCTGCATCCGGTTCTGAATCGAAGTGATCGACAATGGCGTGTTGAAACCGGCACCGCCAACGGATCGTATTCCGCCCGTTGTGCCGCTGATCAAATGCTTATCCTCGACCACCCATTGAATTTCCTGGGCCATGCCCGACGTGGTGGTGAATTTCAGCGCGTCATCCGCATTGGTGCCCAGACCGAAATTGGTCAGGCGCAGATCTTGCGCGGTGCCGGTCGGCGATTTGGAGAGCCAATAGGTCGAAGGCTGGCCTGGGGTCGCGCACAGAACCATGCGCTGTTCGAAAAAACCGATCCGCTGTGGATAGTTCCCTGCCGTCCATTGCGACGGTTTTGAGGTGAAGCTGACATCGGCAATCGTCCAATCATCATGGTCGTTGCGCACCAGTTTTTTGGGCGCGTGATCTTTGTGCACGATATAGAGCGTGCGCTCATCCTGGGCGTAGTCCAATTCAAAAAGCTGATCCTCGCCAAAGCCGGTGGCCAGCTCGTAAATCTCGTCCTCATCCGTCAGGATCTGCCCGCCATCCCGATAGACGCGCATGTAAAGATCGCCGAATTCGAGAATATAGGTGTCATTCACGGAATATTCGAATGCGATCAGGCGCACGGCCTTATCCGCATGTTTGGCCGATGCGATAAAGCGGGTGCCGGGACGGCGCATCAAAACGCCATGAGCCATGACCTGGAAATTTTCACAGACAGAAAGACCCGTGCGATAGCTCTCCAGGTCAACCCGGCTCTGCACCAGAGGTGAGATTTCACCCCGGCTGAAAGCAGGTAGGATGGATTTGATCACCGCCATATCAGCGCTCCCCCCTGGCATCCAGCCAGCCGCCCGGCATCACGTCTGGCGGCTGGGCCGATTTCGCATCCCTGACCTCGGCCAGGATCAGCGCTTTTTGCGCCTCCACCTCCATCCGGTCGCGCTCGGAATTTTTACCCGTCAGCGGTACCGCCAGATATTTCGCCAGCAGGCTTGACGCCGCATGGATCAGTTCCGCATCCCAGGCATTCACCGGCACATCACGCGAGATATAGCGGATAAAGAGCGGGGCCTGAGCCGCCACCAGAAGGCTCCGCCCCTCCCGTTCGAAAGGAACCGGTGCCCCGGTTGCTTCCCCATCCTGACTGAGTGCCAACGGCCGCACACAATCAGACGGCAAGGGAAAACGGGTCCTGCCGCTATGTTGAAACGCCACGGGATTGCCGTCCGCCGCCAGGCTGGCGCGCTTGGTCACACAGGCCCAGGCACCCGCCTGCAAAACCTCGTCACGGACCTGCGGCCAGAAACGGCCGCACAGGCGGCCGGCTTTGGTCGACCGGTCCTGGGGGTCGGTCATTTCCTCATCCTGGGCCAGCATCGCCAGCGCCAGGTTCCAGACATCCACAATCGAGGTCATTGATTCTCCCCTTTTTCATGTGTGCTGTCCTTTGACTCCTCTTCCGCATCGCGCCGCCGCATCTGCTCGAAAAAGACCCGGTTGGCTTCCGCCAGGCTGAGAATACGATCACACCGCTTCGTCCTGTGCTTGCCTTTCATGGCCGCCTCCAATTCCGCTGTGAAAATTGTGCGCCCCGGATCCCCGCCGCACCGCAGGGCGGATAGGGGGATCCGGGAACGCTGTTCAGGGGTTAGGGCCGCCCACGTCAGCCATTGGTTTCCAGGAAGACAATCGGCACCTGCTTGCGTTCGGGCCGGACACGGGTCCAGTTGCCGCCCAGCGCCAGTTCCGTATTGGTCGGGCTGACCCCGGCCTGGCTCGCGCCGGTATATTTGATACCCATGGGATGGATCACGAAATTGCGCCGGGAATAGAGGACCTCCTGGCCCTGGCCGTTGCCCGCTTCCGGGATGCGGTCCACTTCGGTCGGGGTTTTCATCGCGCCCTCGCCGTAGCCGACCGCGCCTTTGCCAAACAGGATGGTGACATATTTCGGGCTGTTCGCCCCCGCCACCACCGGCAGGCCGTCATCCACAATCACCCGGTATCCCAAATAGGTCTCGAACCCGATCTTGCCGTCCGAAGTTTCGGTGAATTGGATCAGGTTCTGTTCCTGCAGCCTGGCATGAACCACCGAATGCATGGCAATGGCCGCCAGGTCATTCTTGGCGTCGCCCAATGTCTGGGCCGCCCGGATCACCGCCGGTCCGCTGATCAGGGTTGCATCCCCCGGGGCTGCCACATCGTCATAGAGGCTGTAGACCATATCCGCGCCGTTATTGGCGATATTGGCCGCCAGCACACCGCGCAGGCTGGCTACCAAAGTGCGCTGGTGGTCCCGGTTCCAATAGCGCGCCACCCGGTCGGCGATATTGCCCATGGGATCGGCCCCCGCCACATCGACCGACAGATCCATGCCGGACCAGGACTGGTTGCGCCGGTGCACAATCGCCTGGTCGGCAAAGCTTTCGATCTTTTCATGGGTTGCCTTGTCGGATGGGTCGTCACTGCCGATCCGTGATTCCGTATTGGAGAGGTCTTTGAAGGACGGCATGGTAACCGTGTTGCCGCCGCTTTTTGCCTTCGCATCCAGCTCCTTGGAGGTGACCATCACCCCGGATTGGAAAAAGGCCGACAGTTCTTTGGTCTTGGAATACATATAAGGGGTGAACACCTTCGGTTCGATGATGTCCGCCAAACGGGTTTCTGCCATGTGGCTGCTCCTGTTTCAGGTTTTGGAAAAAAACCGGCAGGGAAATCCCTGCCGGCGGAACCCGGGATAAAGACCGGGAACGACGTGATATTTATACTCAGCCCAAGCATCGTCATTGCCGGGCATGACCCGGCACTCCAAGTCTCAGGCAAACGAACTAACCCAGGCTGATCCCCGCCTGCGCCGCCAGGCTCCGGGCCAGGGCGGGGTTTTCGCGCATCAACCGGCCCTGCTCGGTCAGGTTGGGATTGTCCGTGCGCCAGGGGTTGCCACCCGGTCCGCCTGCGGGCCGGGTCAGGTCATCCTCACCCAGCCGCGCGCCCACCGCATGCAGAAACTCAATGAAAGCCGGCGCACGGGTCCAGCCGCCCGCCTGCAAATCCGCCATCAGCTCCGGCCCGGCAAAGTGGGACAGCGCCCGTTCCGCCAGGCGGCCGTTGGCGGCAAAATTGCGGCCCCATTTTTCGCGCAGGGCAACCGTTGCCTCCGCAATCTGGTTGTCCGTTTCGGCCCGCATGGCCTCATCATGGCCCGCCAGGCGTTTGTCCCGGACCGATAACAGGCGCTCAAACTGCTCCCCGCTCAGGCCAAGATCCTGCGCCAGTTCCAGGAAGGGTGCCCCTGCCGTATCATCCATGCCTTCGGGCAGGGTATAGTCCTCTCCCCCGTCCCGGTTCTCGGGGGCTGCATCAATTTCCACGCTTGAATCAAAAACGCCGCCCAGCGGCTGGACGGCGTTTTCTTCTCCCCCCTCTATGCCGGGGACTGGCTGAATATCGTCTTCATTCATGGCTCATCTCCAATTGTTCCGCATAATCCGCTTCTGCCAGCTGGCGCAAATCCGCTTCCGTGAAGGCCAGCATGGATAAAACATGCTGATAGACGCTGCGCATGGCGTTATGTTCAGCGGCACTGCCGCTGTCGGCAATTTCAAAATAGCGTGTTGCCCGCGCCAGATCGTCCAGCACCTGTTTGCCGTCCGGGCTGGCAAACACCCGCTTATAGGCCCCCGCCGTCGCCGCCACCGCGCGGCCCGCACGGGTGAAGGACCGCCAGCCGCCAAACCTGTTCCCGTCTCCAGATTTCATGATGTTTATCCTTGTCCTTTCTCCTCAGACACCCACGGGCCTCGATGGCAGATCCCATCGGGTTGATGGGTGTCTCGACACCCCCATCATCGGTAATATTCTGTGATGAATGCCTTGTCGCGGGTCACGATGACCGATATCTCGTTGAAAAAGTCTTTCTTGACCCATTTCCTGCACCCCTGGACAAGCCGGAGGCTATGGTTGGAAAGAGGCATTCCGCTCACGGTTTCAAAACCGTTCTGCCCGCAAAAAGACAGCCCGTTAAATCCAGAAGGCAGCTTGTATCCTTTGATATTTTCAAAACCGGGCCTGCTTTGTGTTCGTGTCATCAGCAGGAAGGAATTAGGTTCCAATTCAGGCAGTTGCACGGAAGCCTCTTCCAGGATCTCCTGATAACGATCGCTTTCTCCGGGCCCGATCATGATGACAAGCAAGAGGAAAAACCACGCAAAGGCAGCTAGAAGAATATGAACCAGAAAGCCGATTGTTATCGTCAGATCAGCAGAAAACGGGTTCTCTTTTAAGCGCAAGAACATGGCCTTAATCATCCGTCAGGTAATAGGTAAGAAGGCTGTTCTCCGTAAAACGATAGCGAATGAAAACACCACCGGGTTCCGAATAATCATAGTGACAGGCCGCCGCGTCCTGGGCAATTTCCAGGCCATTCAGAGCCGGGACAACGGTGCCTATTCCAGATGTTCCGCAATAGCTCAGCCCGTCATCTATCTGAAACGCCTGATAATAGCCAATGTCCCTGATAACCCCGGCATAGCGTTCCACTGGCCCCAGGGTCTGTTCCGGAAACGGCCCCTCAACCGGATAGTGTTCCCGAACCTCGGCCAGGATGACCCAGTCATAATAGGGATCGATCCAGGACAGCAAATCCAGGTCAAAATCTGGAACAAAATCTCCAACAATGGTGATCAGCATCAAGAGCAGTCCATAGAACAGGATCTGGATCCAATAGGTAGAGGTGCCCATCAACTGCCAAAGGCCCTTTTTCTTTGTATGATTTTCTTCAATCATGGCAATTTCTCTGGAGAAACACCGTATCGAATGACAAAGTCGCGGGTCTTCGGTTCAGCTAGGCTTGCCATACTTACAAGCCTGGTATCGATTTCGCTTTTGAATTTTCGTCGACTGCCTTCTCCGAAAAACGGTTTCCAGTTGAAATCATATTCATCATAGAGACCGACTGGCTTCTTGGCGTCATCGCCTTGCTCATAGATCAGCCAGGCATCCCCCAACGCCCTTTCCGCTTGTGAATCATAAAACTCGGTCTTTTCCGCCCGGTATATTCTACCGTTTTGCGTAAAAAATTTAGGCTCGGTGCTTTTACCAATGCCATCGGTTGACGGTCGGGTTTTCAGATTGCCGCTTTCGTCTTTCAGGCTCTCCAGCAACGCCGCAAACTCTTGGTCCCCCATTTGGTAATCACCAAAACCGCGCCAGTATCTTTCAAACATTCTGATCGCAAAGGGATCATCCAACTGATCACGAATGATATTGCCCCACATGCCTAAAACCGGACGACGGATGCCGCCTGCATTTGTGGAGCCCTCTCGCCCAGTATCGTATTTCTGCTCCAACCGTTTTTGGAATTCCGGTCGATCACCATAAAACTCCATGGCCTGTTCGATTTCCGCGAGTTCTTGGTTCGGGTCAGACTGGAACAAACGTCGCATATTCAATCCAGTTTCCTGCGGCATAACAGAATCAGTTGTCCGTCCTGCAAGAATCCCTGAGCCAAGGTCCGTCAGCTCCAAACTCTGTTTAGGATCTTCATCCCACCTTGCTTTGCGCGCAGCAAAATCGGCTTTTACATGGGCCAAAGCCATAACCTCTTTCTTGCAACAAATTTTGGTAATCCTTCGCCGTCGAGTGATCGCCTCGGTCGACGATACGCTGCAACTTGCCCATGTCGGTTGCAGTCAGAGGCACGGCATGACCGTTCATATTCGAAATTGTGACGTTTGAAGCATATCTCTTCTTGTTGATGTCTTGATCCAAACGACCTTCCTGATCGGGAAGGATAAACCGCCTTACATTCCCCTGATCAAGGATGACTTCAATTTCTTCATCATTCGTATCAACGCCGATGATTGATGCTTTGCCATCATCAAAATCAATATCTTGGGTTGCATCAATGGTAACACCATTTTTTAGCAGGAGTTCATTATTGAAACGCAGAATGATGCCATCATGGATATCAATATCTGCCGAAGGCTTAAATTTTGGCTGATAAGCATCTTTGATGAACAGACCATCCGCGTAGGCTTTTTTAAGTACGGCGCCGAGTTCTTCTTCACTCAATCCTAAAACACGCGCAGCATTGCCGATCCGTGCGCCTAGTGCGTTATTATGGTAATCTTGAACGTTCTCTTCCGGCGTTCCAGGATAGTGATCTTCCAAGGCATTGCCGAGCTCGATAGTATGACCGTACCCGTGCTCATATGCCAGCAGCGCAGCAATGCCGGTATGGCGCCAAGCATCAATCTGATCGCCAACCCGGGCGTTCGGATCCCCTTTGCCCCGGAGATCTGATATCGGAACCTCATGAATACTGTTGTACCAATCAATCACTCTTTGCTGCATGGTTTGATCAACAGCGTTCCAACCTTGGAACAATTTCCAATAGTCGCTCATCCGTCTCTTCCTTAGATCCAAAAATTACAGTTATGCCGCTCCTCCAGACAGCCGCCCGGCTGATCTGATGCCGGCGGCCTATTCCTGGTTATCAGGGGTATCCCGCATGTCTGGGCTGTTAAGGCGCTGCGGTCCCCGCCCGTGATAAGTGATGGTAACTTGGCTGGGTTCCATGCAGCTATGCTGCAGGCCACTGTCCGTCAGGATCGGATCGTCTTTCGGTCTATCCACCACGGGGCGGGCATCAATGTCATAGTCATTCACATTGACCCAGAGGCAACGTGGATAGAATCCATCGCCAAACTTCAGAAGAGCCATGTGATACATTCCGGAATATTCCAAGTGGGTAGCGGGCAGGGGCGAATTGGCCTCACAGTAGGCGGATTCTATCTTATATTCTGCCCTGCCCTCATGGGTTGGGCAGAAAATCCCCCCCCAAGGATTAAAAAAATAGTCGTAAGCGGAACCAACCGCGACCAGGGTTATCACCACCCCGCCCGCCCATTTGGCGACACGCCAGAACCAAGCCGCCATTGCCTTTCCCATCCCAGAATGTGCCATCCATCTTTCTCCCTTTAGCTGCAATGCAATCACAATACCGAGAACATTTAAAGAACATAATTAAGGCATTTCGAGGGCGGGGCCCGTTTCCGGCACCGCGCCTGGCTGCTGGGCCGCCATCTGCTGCATCAGCATCATCTGCGCCTGCTGCTGGCGCTCTGCCTCCTCGTCTCGCATCTGGCGCGACAGCTCTTCCGCCGGCACGATCAGGTCCGCCGGCACCCCTTCATTATCGGCCACCATGCGCGCCGCCTTGTCCCAGTCGATCATGCGCGGCACCTTGGCATCCATCTGGCCCGCCGCCTGGACAAATTCCAGCGCGCGGTAGAGACCCGTGGTCTCGCCCGCCTTGCGCAGCCTGGCCATGGGCGAGGTGAATTCCAGGGTGACCGGCTGGCCTTCCAGCACAGGCGGCCGTTCCGGCAGGCGGATCTCGCCATAGCGCGCCTTACGTTCCAAAATCGCCAGCTCCCGCTCCACCAGCAATCCCAGCATTTCCTCCTGCGGCGCAAAGGGCGGACCGATCAGGTCGCCTTTTTCCTGGGCGCGGATCGCCGCTTCATAGGCGGTCATGCCCGGCTTGTTGGCCAGGACCTGCCACAGGTTTTCCGAGAAACTGGCGCCGATCTCAGCGGATTTGCGCTCCATCCCCTCCAGGCCCAGAACCGGCTGCGCGCCCGATTGCAAGGGCGCGAATTTCGGCCGCCCCTGCTCGTCGATCAGGTCCGGGTTGAACGCGCCCGCATTCAAATTGATCCGCCGCTCCAGCTTGCCCCGGATGCCCATGGGCGGGTCGACCGCCTTTTCCATGGCCCGCGTGGTGGTGCGCGCCATGGCGTAATATTGCTTCACATCCGGCAGGGCCGACATGGCGGGTCCCCAGCCATAGGCGCTATCCGGCACCTCATTCATCACCGAGGCGATGAAGGGAAATTCATGAAAGCCTGAGCGTTTCAACATAGTCCGGCTGTCACGCTCCACATGCAGGCTCTCAAAGGCATGGCCGGCCTTGGCACCGCTTGCGGGCTGGACCAGATGCACCACCGTGAAACACCGCTCCTGCTCCCCGCTTCTGTTGAGCGCGTCGCGCACTGCGGGCGGCAGGGCGGCCTCGCCATAGGCCTGGGCCATCTGGCGGGCGGTCATCTCATGCTCGCGCGCCGCCCGGTCATATTGCCCGCGATGGTTCCGCGCCAGGCAGACCTGGTTGATCGGCACAAATTCATAAAGGATCGGCGGCAGCGGCTTGCCGCCCTCCTCCCCGGCCATTTCCTCCTTCACCAACAGGCATTGCGCGCCATAGAGCGCCAGCGAGCGCCCCATGCGTCGGGGCAGTCCGGCAAAACCCGAAAGCGGCGCATAGCGATAGCGGAATAAAAGCCTGGTCATCTTGGCCGCCCAGGCTTTCACCTGGCCGTTTTCCCGCAAGCCCTCATCCAAAGGGGAGAGCGCATGCCAGAAGGTGCCGCGCGGCATCAGAAGGGAGGTGAAGACGGCGGCAAACATATCCGGCAGCAGCAGCGGCCTGGCGCCAAAAATCCGCGACATATCGCCCATCCGCCCCTCCATGGCCGCCCCATAGGGGTCCATCCGCTCCGCCACCTGGGCCCAGACCGGCTCAAACCGGGCGCGCTCAACCTTCATGGCTGAAACCGTGTCCAGCACATCCTGTGCAACTGTCATATTTTTCTCTCCATGAAAAAAACCGCCCGGACATTGGGGCGGTTTGGGTCGGAAGCGCATGCGGGCCTATATTGGCCGCAGCAAAACGGGTCAGTCTCAGTCAAATCGGCTTTACTGCGCGTCCCACGCAGTCTCCCACGCAGCCTTGGTGCCGGCCCAACCGGCGTCGCCGAACCAACCCGCATAGGCCTCCTGCTCTTTCCATGGGCGATCCAGCCTAAAGGGATCGAAAAGCAAACCCACGCCGTCTTTGGCCTGATCCCAGGCGTCTCCCCGGGCATTGCTCAGCATCTCCTGCCAAAGCGCCTCCTCCCCTTCATGACCGGCCAATTTCGTCGGCAGATATGCGGTCCAGGCTTCTGGCGCCAATCCATGGTTCTTGAAAATCCGGGAATGATAATCCCGGATATCCCGGACCTTCAGTTTGATAACCGCCTTTGGATCCTGCTCCCAAAGCGCTTTGCGGGCTTCAAAATCCGCGCGCATCAAATCCCGGCCTATCGCCCTTTCCCGCAAGGCACTGACCGGTTTCCCCATATCCACGGCAAAATCCTTCATGAAGTTGTTGGCTGTCCTGCCAAGGACCGTGTCATTGCGGGCCACCCCAAGCGCCATGGCCCCATAAGCATAGCCCTTATCGCTCAGGAATTGATAATAGTGCACGCGCGCATTGGGATCCTTGCTTTCCGCCAGTTTCTGCAAAAAACCCATCTCCGAAACCGTCAATGGCTCCGGCTGGCTGACCTTCTTTGTTGTCATGGATAACCTTTCTCACCGCCAGCAGGCGGCCAAGCAAAACAGCCCGCACACAACCGGCACAGGCAAATTCAGCGCATAAAAAAACCCCGCGGACACGGGGTTTGGCTTGGAGCTGTGATGAATTCAATCGCTGTCAGGCAGCGGGGGATTGTCTTCGGGATGTTTTTCTACAGCTATTTGATAAGCTTGCCTGTTGATCGCGATAAGTGCTAACCGCGCCTCACCATTTCGAACGGCGTGTATCAAATTTACTACTGGAGCCCCCGGATCTATCGAGTAATAAAACTCATGTTCTGTCCACTTACTACTGACCGAACCAAAACGGCTATACCCCATAGCAGATAGTGCTTCGTCCGCACCTTTAAACTTCCCTGGGACCCTGACAGCGCATGAACCATAATCGGTAATAATCATGTACCAGCGTACACCATCATTATATGACCACGCATCATCTCCATCAGGAATTAGTTGCTCTTTACGATATGCAACATCTGTAATCTTTGTGCCTCCCGTTAACTCCTGAGCAAGCTTAGGAATACTGATCATCGCTTCTTTGACATCACCAACCTGCTCCAAGCAAACACGCTGGAACGCCTGCCAGCCTGGCTCAGTCTCATAGTCAACCTCTGCCAATGCTGAAATCGGCAATAGTAACAGGATGACCGACAGTATTTTCCTCATTCTTTCCCCCAAGACTTTATTCGGCACACGCATAAAACGTGGCGCAAATCACATTACAATTCAATGGATTATTTTCCTTATAATATCAACCATAGCCTAAAGCCTCTAGAAACCCCATCAGCGGCAGACCGGCATATTCCGCCCGCCGGATATTGGCGGCCCCCAATGTCCTGGTCTGCACATAACGATCCGTCTGTTCAGAGTTATCCTTCGCGGCCTTGACTGGTTCATTAGTAACGGCAGAATTGTTTTGACGGGCAACAAAGAACTCTTTCGGCCCTTCTTTTTCTGGAGGCGCAGTCAAATTCCCTGTGGTTTGGTGCACGCCGAAAAGGGCATCCTTTTTTGACGCTGAGTATGAGTTACCACTCCCCTCAATCACCCCCACCACCTTCTCATCTAGCTTTTCATCGGCAATCAGGTCATGCACGCCGATCCCGGTTTGCAGGCTATAGCCGATCGGTGCGGCGCGGCCCAAGGTCATCAATGACGCCGCCGCCGAGAGCGGGCGGCCGTGATAGATGCTAGTCCCCACCCCATAGGCCAGCCCGGCAAAAGGATTGGCCAGGCTGAGCGCCCCGCCGACCAGCGCGCTGTCGCTCCAGTCGAATTCAACCTCCCGTTCCAAATCCTCATCCTCTTCATCATAGGTGAATTTGGAGGTCTTGAAGCCCAGCCAATCGCCCAGCTGCTCACCGAACCCTTTTTTGCGCTCGGTGAACATACCGCTGTTAATGGCCAGCGCAATGGAATGGCCGGCCGCATTCTTATTCTCGCGGTCGGTCGGCGGTGCATTGCCCACCCGATAGGTGCCGCTATTCAGCGTAATTTCCCGAAAATCCGCGGCGGTCGGTGTCCGTTTATCCCGGTCGCCGCCACCATTGCCGCCGGTCCCCGGACCGCCATTATTGCCGCCCGTATGGCTGCCGTCGGGCCGCTCGCCCGCCATGGCCCCGGCTGGGCCGCCCCGTCCAAAATCTGGCATGTCTCTCCGCTCCTTCAATTGGTTGCGCCGCTGAACAAAGCGCTCAAAAAAGATCACAAAAAAAGCCGCCCAAAAGGCGGCTTTCCGTTTCCCATGATAAAAGGTGAAAATCCTTATTCGGCCGGTTGATAGCGAACCGTGATCCCGTTCCAGCTGCCAAGCTGGCGCACCAGGGCCTCATCCGGCAATGCCGGCAGGCCGATATCCAGTGTTTCATTGCTGTCCCACTCGAGGCGCAGATCCTGCCTGTCTTTGGCGATCAGGACCGTCATGGTCTCTTGCGCTGTCCGGTCACTCACGGTCACATGGGTGCCAAGCGGCGTGGTTCCGCCGCAATCCACCTCGATCAGCCGCGCTTCAAACTGGCCGTTGGGGGACGGAAACGCCCCGCGCTCAATCCGCTCACAGGCCGAAAACAGCTGCTGTCCGCCGAAATGCACCCCCAACAGCACCGCCACCCCAAGGGCCATCCCGCCCGCGATCACCACACTCTTTTTCACGAATTCCCACCCTGTCTAAGGAGATTGCATCAAAAACCGGACGGATCATCCCCCTCCCGCGCCATCAAATCAAGGCTCTGTCCGTCTGCGCTCCATGAGGCCGAATTATGGCGGCCGTGAGGGTCCAGCCCCTGCGCGGCCAGCATATTGCCCGCCATCTCGCTGATCCGGTCCGCATACCATTGCCGGTGCTCGCCGCCGGTTTTGGGGTGGATTGCCCGGTTGCCGTTATAATCAAACAACGCCTTGGCATTGCCTTCCCACCGGGTCTTGTCCCCGTTGCCGTCATGCTGCCAGCCTTTGTAATCCAGCCAGAGAAGCGCAGCCTTGGCACTGGTTTCCGGGGTCATCTTATCGCCGCGTTCCAATCCCAGTAGGCTGGCTTTGCGCGGCACCCAGTCCAGCGGCTTATTCACCTGCAGCGGATCACTCAAAAAGGCCTCTTTATGGTGGGATCCGCCTGCCTCGATCATCGCCTGTGTTTTCAAAAGATGCGGCGTCCAAAACCCGTCATCGCCGGGCCGGTAACCGAAGGATCGGTTATAATCATTGACCGCCTTGATGAAGATCCGGTCATTGGACGCCCGCCAGGCGGTCGAGCCCTTTTCAGGATAGCCCTCCACCGCGCCAATCCGGCCGCCGGTGAACCGCCCGGTCTTCGGGTCATAATAGGTGAAATTCTGTCGCTGATCGCTCATGTCCGTTTTACCCTCTTCCCTTGTCAAAATTCCGGCGGATACTGCATTTCCGCCTGATAGAGATCCCCTTTTGCCAATCGCGGCTTTGTCACCGCCTCACGCCGCATCATCATGGCGTATCGGGTGGCGCTCATCAGGTCGTCCTTGAGCTTGACGATCTGCCCTTGCCTGCGGTGATAGAGGCGGAACTCCCCGAACCATTCCGCCAGGTTGGAAAAAACTTTGAACCGCCCTTCGCGCATGGCAGTGAGCATCTCCATGATCCCGGCCTCGACCCCGTTGCCGCCATCGGCATGGGTCGCCATGCAATCGAGCATATTAAGTCCGGCCTGGGCATATTGGTCGCGCAAGGTCCGGCCCGACCCCTTGTCATGCTGGTAGCCGTCATGGGGCCAGGCCCAGGGCAGCCAGCCCCCCCAACGGGTCAATGCTGCGGCATGTTCGGCAGGGGTTGCGTGCGCCCGGCGATAGGCCCTTGTGACATACAGCGCGTCATGGTCACGGTCCCACGCCAGTTCGACGGCAGCGGTCGGATGGTCCCAACCGAAATCGATACCGCAGATCCGCGGCCAATGATCCGGCAGGACAAAGGGCGGCACCGCAACCGCCGCCTCTTCCACCGGAAAGACCCGGCCCGACCCCAGCGACGGGATGCCTTGAGAGCGTGCTTCAACCTCATGATCCGGCAACCCTTTCTTCAATTCCTCCCGCGCCGCCTGGTCCAGATGGGGTACATCATCCCATCCCGCCTGAATCAGCGCCTTGGTGCCTTCTGTTTCTTTCATAAATCCCTCCACCACCGCCGAAACACCCATAAGCGGTGTGAAGGTCAGCATCACCAGCCCGCCCGTGGTCATGGTCCGCACCAGGCATTCGCCGTAAATATCCGCCGGCGGCTCCTCATCCAGCCAGACAAGATCAATTTCGGTTCCCTGAAATTTTTTGCGCCCCTGGTCATAGGATTTGAAGGTCAACTGGCTGATTCCGCCGCTTTCATGGCGGACATGGATATCCATCACCGCGTCACTGACCCCGGTGCGCCTGGTGGTCCGCACCAAGGTATCTGCCGGGATCAGACCCGTGCCGATCGCACCCTGCGGCCCCAAAAGCTTACCTTGCAGAATATCGCGCACCGTTTCGGCCGTGTCGCCTGCCGCCCAGGCCTTGACCGGTCTGTCAAACCGCCGCCCCACCCACCAGGCGGGATAGCGCCCGGTCATATGCAAAACCGTTTCATAGCCCCCGGCGCTTTCCGTCTTGCCGACCCGGTTTGCCGCCATGAAACAGCGTTCGCGCCTGGTCGCACCGGCTTCGAAAAACGCCAGATGCTTCTTATAGAGCGCCCGGCGCAGCGGACCACTGTCCGGGAAATAAGCCTCAATCCGCCGCTGCCGGATCCTCTTTCTCTTTTCTTCCAACAGCCGGATCAAATCCGGTTTCGTCGAGCAATCGCCTGATCCGTTCATCCAAAGCCCCGTCGCTCAATATCGAGAGCCTGTCTGCCATGCCCTCTTCCATGCCCTCTACCGGTTCCGCCAGCGGCCCCGGCCGGCCCCAGGCCCGGTTCAATATTTCCTGCGCCGCCGACAGGCTGACCCGCTTATCACCGCCGCGCATCAAGGCCAGCAGGGTTTCCAGCGCTTCGCTGCTGTGGTTCCTCGCGGCTGACCGCATCGCGGCGGTCACCTTATTGCGCGCCCCTTTCGGGCGGCCCCTCTTCCGCTCCATTTCCGCCACGTCCCCTCTCTTTCCAAGCGCATGAAGAAAACCGGCTCTATCCGTCGCCGGATACAGTGAGTTTCTTCTTGCTGATTTCTGGAATGGGCCTGCACCGGCACCAATGAAAAAGGCCCGCCACCATTCGGTGCGGGCCCATGTTTCGTATTGTGAACAAAACATAAACAT